CTCGATATGAGAGCAACCATTGCTTTTCCCTAGTTCTTCTAATGTAGGCATTACCACAGGTAACCATTTTTTCATGCGAGTACCTGCTACGAAATCAATCGATAGTGCCTTAGTTTTAGGATATTGCGAAATCCTTGTTGTTAATACAGCTTGTATATACTGCACGTCATCTCGTTCTTCTGTTACCAACCATATTAAATACGCACCTGCTTTCGCATTGTCGTATAAATCTTTTGTGTCTATTCTATCAGGTGTTAATCCAACTGCTCGTTTGATAATTGGCTCAACGTGTTCCCACATACTATCTATATGGTCTTTTGGTATCGGTATAAATTGCATTTCCCTTGCCCCTCTTTTTAACTTGTTACTGTATAAACAAATGTCGCATCTGTATCTGATTTATTTTGATGTACTAAAGTAAATGTATGTTTACCTCTTGATGATACATACATATGATTCATTTCTGTCGCAGAACTTAATGTTGTTGGTGTCCATGAAATAACACTATCTTCACTCACACGATAATCCTCAACAGTCGTTGTTGTTGCGAAAGGTGTTAAAGTAAATGTGCCTTTAGCATTATGTTTACCATCAATAAGTAAGTTTACAGCACTTGCAACATCTCTTGGACTACCACCCTCAGATGGTAATTTACGATAGTTAAAATCTGACATTATCTTCTCCCTAGTGGTTTCGCATCAACATCTATGCCTAAAGCATAGCGATAATCCCCTGTCGTTTCAAGTTTCACTCTATGATAACGACCACTAGAACGCACGTTGCATAAGTTGTCTTCGTTTAAGGAACTTGCTGTTGTAAACGTTACATCGTCAACCTGTCTGCTACGACTTCCTACACTTACTGTAATAGTTGGTGCTGTAGTGTTCTTTGCCGTTAAATATGGTGTAACAGAATTAATAACTGAACTACGCATAGGTGCAACTTCAAATTCTCTTGATACAATCGTTGCATCAAGAATATCGCCTGTAAACGTATGTATCTTATTGTCTTTTGAACCTGCTAGGGTAAATGTATCGCCTGCATATAATGAACTATCTAAAGATGTTGTCATATCATCTAAATTACTATTTATGTTATCTAACTGCTCTAAACTATAACCCGGTATCAATATAACACCTAAAGAACCATGAGATATGTCTATTAATGACCATCTTTGTACTGCATAATTATATACAAGTATTTTATCAGGCTCACCATCTAGACTTTCGTTTGACACATAAGACCACATAACAGTCTGACTGTTAGGGTCGATAGTTGATGTAATACGATTATGCTTTGCAGCATCTACATTATCGTAAAAATAATTGTCTACTTTTTCTGCCCCAATAGGAACTGAGCGACCACCATCAAACATCATAAATCCATTCTGAGATAGATAAAATACAGTGTTTGCTCCTAATGCAACAATACTACCCGGTATCTCACAACCATTAGTAGTTTCTACTTTTTCTACTGTAAAGACAAGAGGTGTCCCAACATACTCTATTCGAGCAATACCTCTTTCTAAAAATACTGTTCCTGTTTGACCACCAACTATACCTGTAATTTTCCCTGCATCAGGTATATCTTGTATATCGCATTGGTCTGTACCTATTGTCCAAGATTGTGAGTCATTTATAGAACTCCAATACAATCTCTCTTGATGATTGGCACTACTATAATTAACGTTAGCACATACAACAAAATCACGAACAACTGCCATATATTTTGCTGCAGGAGCACCTGTTATATCAGCAAATAATGTACTCGTACCAATCTCATAATATTGCAAAATCTGATTGTAGCCACTTGCACCAATAACATATTCACCAAATTGTGCGAATTTCCACCTGTCACTATTCGCCAAAGTGTAATTGCCTGATTTCGATACGTTATCTAATCCTGAGTCAGTCGCATCGTATTTGTATAGTTTTGTGCTATCACCTGCAAATAGTTGAACCTCATCACTAGCATTATGCGTTGCGTACATACCACGAAGGTAAGAGTCTGCTGCACCTGATATAGCTGACAATCCTCTAAATGGTCTATAACCTCTAATACCGGGAAGAACATTAGTAGCCTGTAAAACCCCACCATTTGCTAGGTCAGATTGGTCAGGTAGCCATTCGCCAAATTCTATCATTGCACACTCCAAACGACATTCGAACCACTTACATCTGCAAATGTTTCACCAAGTTTCTCAGCTGTTATATCCGATGCTGAAATGCTAATACTGCCACTTCCTGATAATGTAGTAAATATCTCAAATGGCGATGTAGTAGTCATTGCTATCTGACGACTAAACAAACTAGGTATTCTAAATGCTAGTCCTGAGCCTGTAGTCGTAATACTTATACTATCACTCGCTGAAACTCCAAAGAACTTATCAGCAGTAGACGTTGTCGTTACAGCAATACTGTCTGATGCAGCAACATTAAATATTTGCGTTGCTGACGCACTTTCAGTTATCGCTATTGAACTACTTGCTGACACTGTAGGAATAACACCTGCACTTGCTGTTTCACTAATACTTATTGTATCACTAGCTGATGCTTCATGCATCACTAAGCTATCAAGCTGTTCTAATGTATAAGTATTAATAAAAGCAGAGTCTATCGTACCCCATGCATCGAGTTGGTCGAGTGTAGCCATAATGACCTACGCAGCAGTTATATCTAACTCACCTGCAGAAATTCTTAGAACATCACCTGTTCCAATAGCTTTACTTGCAGTAAACGCACCATGAATTAATAGGTTTCCACCTGTTGATGCATCGAATAATCCATAATGAGATACTGTTCCCCAACTAGCTGTAGCTGCAGGGAAGTCCACATTTGATGTATTGTCGGTTGCTCCACTTACTGCCGCATCAAAAGCCATTGACTGTCTAGCATACCCATTACCTGTCAATTCAGTACCACTATTGTCATCAGCGAAACTACCTGTAGATAGTCCAATATAAACAGTAGTAGGTGAAACGTAAGTAGTGTTAGCTAGAACATGGTCTAAGACTTTATTCTCTAAATAATCTGACATAGCTGACATTGTTATTTTCCTCTATATGTTGTTTTCATTGATAGCACTCCCCCATAACGTGCTTTTTCGGTATCACGAATAATCTCGTTCATTATTCTTGTGAACAGTTGGTCATACTGTGATGCTCGTGTTTCGTCCATCAAGTATGTATATGCGTTCATTAACGACCCATACAAATATGCATCAGGGTGTCTTAATAATATTGTGTTGTTGGTATCTTCATCGCTTAATGCTTGTACGTTCTCACCATAAACGATTTCTAAGGTGTAGGCAGCATCAGGTGTTGGTTTTAATAGTATTTCTGTTCCAACAATACTGTATGCCTTTGGTTTGCCCTGACCCTGCCCTGCATAATCCGTGTTTATCATTTGGACTGTATAATATTCCAGAGTTTTTACAGGGTCGGTATTTAGTTGCACGTTTCTTATTTCCCTCAAATCTGTTGGCAATGAGATATAGCTATCACCTGCAACAGTTGTAGCAGTCGCTCTTTTTTCCATAGAACGAGCATCGAGCTCACGGCTCATGCGTGCTTCTGCTAATCGTATAAAATCAGGAATCTGTGAAGTCAAATCATCTCTTGCTAAGAAATTAGCAATAGAAGTCTTTAGCTCACTATAAGTAGAAAATGCCATTAAATTAACCTACCATTCGTTGTTCTAAATGCTTGGTTATCTGCGTCCTGTAACCAACGATACCATGCTTTAGGATTCTGTGCAGGACTACCAAACTTCTGTAATAAATCGTGATATAAGACAGCAGGTATTTCACCAATCTTTTGATAATGTTTTTGGGTATTTCCAATCATATCGCCCGGTCTGTGATTGTCTAATTGTGCCTTAGCCAAATCCTTAATAGGGTCAATCTTTTGTTCTGTCTTAATTATATATTCTTGTTTGTTGGCATCATATTCCATTGTTGTCTTTTTGGAAATGCCATCTGTCGAAATTACTTTTTTCATTTTATCCCTCTAAGTGTGAAGTGGGTGCAAGGGAGCAACACCCACTTCTTTTTTAGTTTATTATGAACCTGATAGTCCAATAATTGCTGCGTGTGCTTTAGGTGCTTTGACCATAAGAGCATACTCAGAAATGATTGCAAACTTAGTTGCATCACCTGTAGCAGCAACGTCTGAAACAGAGAACTGTCTGCCCGGTAAGAAACCAAGACATACATAGTCTTTGTCTACGACATAAATTTCACCATCACCTAATTGTCTATCAACAACTGCTTCTAGTGTACCGAAGTCTGATAGGTACAGAGAAACAGAACCAACGATAGATGCTTCTTTAGGTGCTGTTGAAGTGATTTGGTTAGTTGCTACTGAACCTGATGATAGACCACTAAAGTTCACCTTGTTAGATGGTGACATTACTAGCATTGTTGGTGAACCACCATCGATGTAAGCAGCTTTAATAGCTGTATCGATTTTAGCTAGTGTTAGGGCATCAGCAGATGCAGCCGTTACGTCTGCCACGTCTGAACCATCGCCTGTAGCGAATGATGTAGACGCATCGTCTGATACTGCACCATTTGTAATCCAAGTAATCAGTTTAGCTGTTTTTCTTGGGTCAGAAGAAGATTTTGCTTCGTTCTTAAATAGTGATTTTTCAATATCACGTCTTTGCTCTAGACCTTTAATTACTTTAACGTATGCAGTTTCTTTGTCACGACCTGCTTTGTCAACCACATCTAATGTGCCTGACACTGAAGCAGCTTGTGCTGCGATTTGGTGTACGTTGTTAAGTCTTGATGTAGCTGTTGGGTTTACATAAGAATAGTCAGCACCCTCATTTACATAGTTTGTATCTACAGCAGCAGCTAGTTCTTGAACTTGCCACTCAGTTGTAACACCTGAAGTGGTTTCTTTAGCCATAGCTGTTACCAATGGTGTTTCTGTAGGGTCAATTCTGTAAATAATATCGCTAAGGTCTTCTCTTTCACCAACAGCAGCTGAAGTTGTATAAGTTGCCATTTTAGTTTTCCTTAATCAGTTATTTAGTTAATAGATAAGCAATCGCATCTTCTTTGCGACCACTCTTGTTTAGTTTATCAAAAGCCGATTTTCGGTTTTGTTCGGAAACATTAACTTTTGGCTTCGGAGTCCCTGACTTAATCATTTTCGGTGCTTTCTTTACTTTCTTCGTAGCACTCGGTTTTCTCGACTGCAACGCATCATAAAGATAGGCACGTCTTAATAAGTCAACGACACGAGAGTCGTTAGTCGCAGCGATTTCATTATCTGTAAATCCAAATCGCTTGGCATAGGTTACAATAGCATTACGTTCCTTTGTAGCTACATCGGCATCTTTCCATTGAGGAATCCTTTCAATGAGTTTTGCCTGTTCGGATTGTAATTGCCTTTCTGCAAGTACCATTTGCTCTTGTTGCAATGCTTGAAGTCTATCCTGTTGTGCACGAATATCCTCTTTCGCTTTTACATAAGCGACGGGGTCATCGTCGTACAACTGTTGCCATTGCTCATCAGTCATATTACCTGACTGAAACTGCTGCAACTGTTGCGTCAACAGATTTAGATTTTCAGCATAATGCTTCCTTTCCGCTTCAACTTGTTGAGCTTCAGCGAGAATACGTTTCTTCTCCTCTGCTGCTTCATACAATCGCTTCTGTGCGGTCGCTTCGATTTGATAGGATTTTATCAGGTCGTCTGCAGTAACTTCTACCTGCTCTCCATCAACCGTTGCTAAGTAAACATCAGTAGTTTCTTCTTCATCAGATTCTTCACTATCCTGATAGTCTTCTGCTTCTTCTTCATTTTCTGAGGAATAGCCTTCTACGACTTCCTCATCATTTTCATCGTCCACTTCTTCGACCGGTGCTTCTTGAACACCTTCCGACTTTTGAATATCTTCACTTGCCTGACTAGGGGTGTTATCTCTATTCAAAAGTAAATTTATTGCATCAGATTTATCTAACGCAATAGAGTCAGTTCCGTTATCGGGAATCCCAACCATATCTTTTCTCCATTGTTGTTATTTTTTACGGGACAAACCTCTCATCTGTTGGTCTGCAAGTTTACCGGTAGCAACGATAGAATCTATCTGCCCTTTGATATCTTGCAATGCTCTCAACAAATAAAAAGCCTGCTCTCTTTTCTTAGTATCGTCTAAATCAGTCTGAGACCAATCGGCAATATAAGAACTCTCTAACGACTGAAAGATTTCTTTCAGTAAAGGATTACTGCGTAATGTCTCCGCCAACAATCCCCGTTGTCTCTCATCATCTAATGACATAGTCTCCCCCTTTATGCACTAGGTAAATTCGTACTAACGTCTCCACCCAAAGCTAATTTTTGTTCTCTTAAATCAAGTTCTGCTTGTAGTTCTTCTCTGCGAAGTGCTAACTGCTGTTGGAACTTCTCACGTTCGAGTTGTAGTTCCATCATCATTTTTTCACGTTCTAACGCAATATCAGCTTGTAGTTTTTGTCTTTCTAATTCAAACTGTTGCGACATTCCACCCTGCTGTTGTTGGGCAGCTTGTTGCTGTGCAAGTATTTGGTCAATCTGTTCAGCGGAATTAAAGAACTCTGACGTATCTTTAAATCCTGCCATTTCAATAATTCTGTTTAATGTGTTGACATATTGACTTGGCTTGACGACCGGGTTGTTCATTCCTAATTGGCTAATTAGTTGTTCCTGTTTGCCTGCAACCTGTAGAAGCATTTGTAACTTCTCATCTTCTTTGCCGTTTCCTAATCCGACATCAACAGAAATGTCAAACTCTGTGTCCCATGCTCTTGGGTCAACAGATACATATTCATTTCTAATGCGTATAATACGTTCTTTCATCATATGTTTCTGACAAAGAAGTAATACGACCTTAGCTAAATCTTTACACCCTGTTTCAGCGAAAACCCGTGCAATCATCTCTGTTTTTAACTGTGCACCTTGCATAGTGCTTTGAACAGCAGATGCTGTTGTAGACTGTAATACTTTTGGGTCTAAACCTAATGACGCTTTTGAGAAACCGGTACGTTGGTCACGCACTTGGTCAATATACTCAAGCATATTAAATCCTGTTGTGCCAATCTGCGGAACAGCTAACGGCTGCACCATTCCCGGTGCTCTCATACGCACTATATTACCCGGTCTTGATGATAACAAGTCTTCTAAGTTTACCTGACCTTCTACAACACCGACACGGCTGTTATTAGTCAAATACATATTGTCTAATAGCTGTCTAAGGATTGTAGACTTAATTAATTGTAAGTCCTTAACCATTTCAGCAACAGAACGACCAATCATTCTATGTGGCATTAATATCGGTGATAAAATGCAGAATGGAATATGGTCAAAGGCATCATTCTCTAATATGAAGTTACCCTCACCAATAGACAAAACACGTCTTAATTCAGGTATACCATCGCCATCATAATCAGAACGAAGATACATCTCTGTAACCAAACATTCGTGCATTGTTGGGTCATTCTTGCTATCATGCCTTGTGCCCGCTTCCACATCTTGGAATCTCTGTTGCACTTCAGCTTCGTTGTCAATTTCGTTATACCCTGAATGAGCCAAAACAGTATCATAATCATATCCTAAGTCTACAAGGTCACCAACCTTCATGCTTGAACGGTGAGCCACAAAGTCAGCAGTTTCTAATGATACAGAACGTCTTGAAAATAAGAATTCTTCAGGCGGTACGTTCATAATCTTAACGCAACCACTAT